ACATTCAAGGACGTCGTTGCTGATTGGACAAAGACGCTCACTGAATGGATAGCAACGCTGCCGGACAAGTTCACGCAGCTAGGCAAGGACATTGCTACGTGGATGCTGGAAGGCATGAAGAAAATAGGGAGCGAGATTACGGACTGGTTTCTGTCCCTGTTCCCGTCCAAGGTGCGCGAGTGGCTTGGTGTTGGCTCCGCAAGTGCGGGCGGCAGTGTAAGCGGCAGTTCTGCCGGCGGAGGCGGTGCCAGTGACAGCATACGTAGGCGCGGCGCCAATGCGCGCACTGGCAGCGGTGGCAGTGCTGGCGGTGGACCTATGGCAACCGGGCTCGTGCAGGCATCGGGCGCAGAAGGCTTGCAAAGCGCTGTGGGTGTCAACGCGGGCGAGTATGAGACCTTTCGCAAGACCATGGCAGGCATCGAAAGCGGCGGACGCTACGGCATTAAGGGCGGCTCGAGCAACCGGTTCAGCGGTGCGTACCAATTCGGCGCAGCGGAGATCCGTAGCACCGCACTGCGCCTTGGCGAAACACCGCCAACGCGTGAGCAGTTCCTTTCTGATCCCGCCATGCAAGAGCGCTACATGGCCAATTACACGCTTGACCATCACAACTATCTGATGAAGCACAGTCCAAAATACCGTGAACTCTCACCGCAAGGGAAGATGGCTGCACTTGGTTACGCACATAACCAAGGTGCAGGATGGGGCAGTGGGCGCGTTGTCGGCGCCACGCAGTGGCTTGAAACCGGCAAGGCTGGCACGGATGCGTTCAACACGTCCGGCACCGTGTACTCGCGCGCCATTGCCGGCAACTATGCCAAGCAAAGCGCAGCGGACAAGAAGGCAGCGGCGGACAAGGTGTTCAAGCCGTCAGGCGCAGAGACACCGTATCAGCAGTTCCGCGGTAACTACGATAAGGTTTCCGCAGCGGGAGGCACCATCAACAAGTCTGCGTCTAACTCTAGCAACGTCAACGTCACTGCACCGGTCAACGTGCATGTGGCCAAGGCTGATCAAGCACCGGAAGCAACTGCGCGCGCGGTTGGTGGTGCGGTTAACCGTGGCGCACGCACAGCGGCGAAGCCGGGACGTATGCAAGCGAGTGCCGCAGCATGAGCGCTATCCTCTATAGCTCACGCATTGGACCGGTAGCGGTTGAAATCATTATCCGCGAAAGCCACACGTCGTCGCTTGGCATTACGCAGATCCCGATCGAGACAGGCGCAAAGATAACGGACCATGCGTTCAAAGAGCCCAAGCAGGTTGAGGTTGACTTTGCCGATGGTGGTGCAGCCGCAACGTGGGCAGCGCTTGTGCGCTTTCAGGAGCAGCGCGAGCCGTTCACGATGGTGACAGGTTTGTTCCAGTACAAGAATATGTTGATCAAGGATCTTACCGCAGAGCGTGATCAGGAAACGTTTCGCATTGTTAAAGGCACGGCGCTCTTGCAGGAAGTGCTCCTTGTTAAGACTGCGCACGCAGCCGGTGACAAGAAGGCAGACGGCAACGGCAAGCCAAAGGAGGACGGCAAAACGCCTGACCGCACGGAGCCCACAACGCCACGCGGCGATCAGCCTAGTGTGGCTGACAAACCGAACCAATCGGCTGCCCACGCGGCTGTATTCGGGCAGCAAGTGACTCCTGCCGGCACAAGTGCGGGTGGCACCGCAGGCAGTGGGCAAAGTGGCCAAGGACCAAGAGGTGATCAGTGATCGAATCGTGGCGCATCATTGACTCGGCGGACCAGCAATTCGGTGCAGTAATGAACCGGCACCGCGTGACTGTCCGCTTGCGCTACAATCCAACGAACAACCGTTGGTCCTTTGACCTTGCCATTGATGACATGCCGGTGCTGCATGGGCGCCGCGTGGTAACGGGTGTTGACTTGCTGCGTGCTTTTAATTTCGACATAGGTCTCATGTTCTGCCTGCCGGCAGGTGCAACCTATTACGAGCCGGGACGCGACGAACTCATTACAGGAGTGGTCAAGCTATACGCTTCAACCGTGGAGGACATGGTTGCGTTCTTAGCGGAGCCAGTCAATGCCTGAGCAACTGCAATATATCCGCAAGGTGCGGCTGGAGTGCAAAGGTGGTGGTGGCAACCTTAAGATCAACCACCATGACGAGAAGGATCAGACGAAGATAGAGTTCAGCGTTGAAAAGAGCATATCGTCAACGCAGAACACAGCCACCATTAAGATATGGAACCTGAAGGAAGCGTCACGCAATGCACTTGGCAAGGAGCTTGACGAGGTGACGCTGGAGGCAGGTTATCAGCCGCCGCAAGGTAGCGACAACATCGGCGTCATCTTTCAAGGCAACATACGTGACGTTGAGCATTCGCGCGACGGACCTGACATTATCACAACGTTCAGCAACGGTGACGGTGACAAAGGTGTGCGCAATGCCACCATCAGCAAAAGCTACAAGAAAGGTACGCCAGTCAAGGAAGTGGTTGACGACCTTAACAAGCAGCTTGAAAAAGAAGGTGTCAAGCGTGGCGAACAGAAGTTGCCGGAGAAGGTTGGTAACTTCCAGCGTCCTTATGCCGTGGTGGGCAGCGTGAAGCGTGAGATGGATACGCTGAGCCGTGGCAAAGGTTTCTACTGGTCGATCCAGAACAACACATGCGAGATCATACCGGGTGACGGGTTCATTGGTGGCATAATCCTGCTTAACGATGAGTCTGGCTTGGTGGGCACGCCAACCATTACTGACAATGGCGTGAAGGTTAAGGCGTTGCTCAATCCGGAGATCCGCCCTAACCGCCGTGTAAAGATTGAAAGCCAAACGCTGGAAATGAATTCTGCGAATGGCGAGTACCGTGTAAGCGAATGCACCTACGAAGGCGACAACCGTGACGGTGACTTCTTTGTGTCAATCGTTGGTGAAAGCATCAAGGGCGACAAGGTGGATGAAGGTAAGAAGAACGAGCCTGTAGAAAACACACCGGGCGCCAAGACTGACAGCGATCCTAACCCTGCACAGACGCAAGCCACAACACCGGGCGGACAACGAGGAGACACGTAATGGTCGGCCGCATGGGTAAGGCAACCAACTGGCCTGATGACATTGAGGAGCAGCGCTCCTTGGATGAACGGCAAAGCATGTGGGGCGAGATCCCCGGCAAGGTGGTTAGCTACGACGCCAAGGCGCAAACGGCAACAGTCAAGCCACTATTCAAGCCAATGCACAATGGCAAGCCGGTGGAGATGCCAGAGCTCTACGAGGTGCCTGTGCGTATGCAGCGTGCAGGTAAGGGCGCAATGACTTTTCCCGTTGCAGCCGGCGACAAGGTTACGCTGCGCCCGCAAATGCGCAGCATGGAAAACTATCACGAGAAGGACGAAGGCAACGCCAGCGACGCAAGGTCTTTTTCCGTGGCTGACATGGAAGCGCACATTGCGGGCGGTGAAAGCCTCAAAGACCCTATCAAGAACTACGACGATAAGAACGTACACATGCGCTTTGACGAGGAAGGTAAGTTCGGCATCCGTGGTAGTAAGGAAGGCAAGGTCAAGATCGAGGGCAGCCAAGGCAACATCTACGAACTCATTGCGCAGTTCATGGAGTTGGTTGCCAGTGATGAACTCATGATTAACTATGGTTCTTCCGCCGGCACCGGACACCGCCTTTATAACCGCGCACCGCTGATGGCAATCGCCGCAAAGATTAGGGCAATGGCGCTATGACGACAGCACGTAATCACGTGGGTCTTGGGATGAAGGCTAACCAATACAAGATCCATGACGTCTACCTTGACAGCACTAACAACCTTGTGCTTGCGCGCAAGGCGGAAGCCGTTGGGCAGCATGTGCGGCAGCGGCTCATGACGTACCTTTACGAGTGGTTCCTCGACACCAATGCCGGTGTGCCGTGGCTGGACGAGATCATGGCGCAGCAATACAATCCGGGCCTCGCTGAAGCCGTTGTGAAAAGCGAAGTGCTTGACACTGACGGTGTAACGGAGATCGTTACCTTCTCTGTTAACTTTAATCGTGAGCGGCGCGATCTTATGTATCGCGACATACAAATCAAGTCTGTCTACGAACAAGAGGTTAAGGTGCTATGAGCTATGGTGTGCAGCCAACCGGCTTTGTGCGCAAGAGCCTTAACACGGTCTTGCTTGAAATTGAAAACGCAATGCGCACGGAGTTTGGTCCTGACGTTATTCAAACGCCGCAAAGTCCGTTTGGACAAATCAACGGCTTGATGGCAGACCTCATCACGCAGTTGTGGGAAACCGCAGAGGACGTGTATCAGTCCTACGACATTGACCAAGCGGAAGGTACACGGCTTGACGGTCTTGCAACGTTGCGCCTTATGGATCGCGGATCACAAGAAACGGACATGGCGTTCCGTGGCGCCATCACCAACCAAGGACGCGCACGGGTTGACGTTGCTGACTTGAGCCGTGCGCTGAAGAT